ACCTACCCGCCGAGGGCTGTGAAGAGTGTGAGTTCTTTGAAACAGCCTGTCCCGAATGTATTCTTTATGGGGAAGCCAAAGAGGTGAGTGATGATTAAAGACGAACTGATCGACTTTGTTAATACATTGTCTAACGAAGATATTGGCGACATAATCACCGCCCTCGCGCCACGGCTCTGTGTCTGGGAAGTGCATGACGGCGTCAGTCACCTAAATGATGTCGAAGACGCCACGCTAAACGGTGCTTGTGTGCAAATAAACCCGAAACACCGTTACACATCACCGAAAAAATCCGATGAACTCACCCGTGACCAACTATATGTCACCCTCATTCGGCAATTCCACGACGACGTCTGGCACTGTAGCCGAACCGAAGACGGGCTCGTCGAAATCCAATTCTATGTGAAGGAAGACAACAATGAAGAAATCTGATATCGTAAATGAGAAGGCGCGTGACATGGACTGGCAAACAGCACTAGCGATAGTCAGTCGGGCTGTCGAACTCCACGCTTCAAAGACCGCGGCTGACGGCCAATTTAGCCGCGAAGCCATAGACAGGGCAACAGAAATTCAGGCCGCATGGCAAAGGATACAACGCGGATGAAAACGGAACTGGAAAACGATTTCAATCTAGCTGGCGAAGAAATAAACGCCATGCTAGATGAAATGGAACAAGACGGTCACGACATAGGTGCCGTGATGGGCGGTGCGCTGACCGCGCTCCTGTTTCGTCTTATGGTGCAAAGCCCAGACAACTCAACCACAATAGGTATGCTGTCGTCCGCCATGAACCAAGCGGCAGTTATCGCCGCCGCCTACGAAGTGGAAGAAGATACCAAACACTAATGGACGGCGGCTCAATTTTTATAATCTCATATCTGGTCAGCGGGTTCGCCCTGCTGGCCTTTTTAATTTGGGACGCTTGGAACGACCGCTAACTTTTTTGTGCCGAAACCAGAGAACGACACCTCTTCTTCAAAAGAAAGTTACAGTTACGCTATATAGGAGCAAAATTAAAAAAAATATTTTTCAGTAAAATATACCCGTAACCAGTGTAACTTTTGTAACCACTCTCTCTAACCCTTACTGACAAAGGATTACAGAGGTTTTATGTGGTTACATAAGTGGTTACATATTTTTTTTATAAAATGTAACCAACAAAACGGCCTTAGTGCGTCAAAATCTGAAAAAAATAAAAAAAATAATTTCTGGTCTATATAGGTGTTTCTTGTGTATATTACCCAAAGTAGACCTTTTTAACTGAGGAAAGACTATGCCTAGAGCCAAACCTTCCAAAACTACGGGAAAACCTATGGAAACGCGGGGCAGACCACCGGCCAGTGTGAACCAGCCTTTGACCCGCAAGCAGGAACTGTTTGTTAAGGAACTGGTCAGTAAGGACGGGCAGATAACTTTGAGAGACGCGGCAATCAATGCCGGATACTCTGTATCGTCTGCTCACACGCGGGCTTATGAATTAACCAACCCGCACATCTCACCCCATGTTGTCGCCGCTATTCAATCCTACCGGCGGGAACTGGATGAGAAGTATGGCATCACCTACCAGCGTCACATCCGTGACCTGCAAGTAATTCGGGATATGGCTTTGCAGAACGGGGCTTACTCTGCCGCCGTGCAGGCTGAGTATAGACGGGGGCAAGCACAAGGCGACATCTATGTCAGTAAATCTGAAATCCGTCATGGGTCAATCGACAGCATGAATAAGGAAGATGTTTTGAAAGCACTTGAGGAGATTAAGAACAGTTATGCCCCAATCACAATCGACATCACAGCCGAAGAAAAAGACAACACCGGTAATCGCGGTAAAGCGAGAGGCAGGCTTTTACAAGCAAGTGAAGGAAGCCGCACAGAGGACGCGGAAGAAGTGGAACTTGACGCGGATTGAAAACTATATCGGCGCGGGCATTCCAGATGTTTTGATTTGCGATGAGCGCGGCGAGTTTCATCTTGTCGAGTTAAAGTTTACCACCAGCAACCGCGTTGAACTGCGGCCAGCCCAAGTTGCGTGGCTTACTAAACACCAGCACGGGTCATGCTGGATTTTAATTAAGCGACAGACCAAGCCGACCGAACCAGCGGAATGCCTTTTGTATCCGGCAAATGCGGCGGTAGATTTGAAGATGGATGGCATTGAAGCAGTCGAACCGTTATTCCGTTGCCAACAGCCATTTCATTGGGAAACAGTTTTTGACTTGATAAGTCCTATATAATCGCATACAATGGGGCATCGTTAACAAACTACGGGAGTATAAAACGATGAGCACGGTTGATTTCAAAATCTTGGCGCAGGATGACTTGCGCGATATTCGGGGAGATGCGTCACTTGTGGACTATGTCGCAAATCTTTTGGAACAAATTTACAATTCTGACCCAGAATTGCGTCAAGAGTTTAATATGTGGTGGGATGAACTACAGGGGGCGGGCAATGACTGAAACAATGGAACAGCGGATGCTAAACGGATTGCGCCAGTTGATTGATTATAACTGGTGCAGTGAACAGCAACACTTTTACGAAGAGGGTGAGCCCCAGAACCACGTTTTTCGGGTGTTGCAGGATTTAAACTTCATTCTGGAAACACGGGAGCATAACAACTAATGTTTATATTCACACTTATCGGCCGCCTGCTTTATGGCAAAGACTATGCGGAGCTTAGCCGCCGCGCTAGTAAACCAACCAGACGAAGGCGCAGATAACTTTTTTAAAAAATAAGCTTGCTATATATGCGAGTTTATGAGACAACCAAACCAGCGGTGCAATCATGCCCGCTGGTTTTTCACATTTACGGGAGTTAAAATCATGGAAAACATTATCGAAAATGGAACTATCACAGACCTTGGCCGTCACAAGCACAGTGACCCAGTAACCGGCGCATATCAAACCAATGCTTTTCAGCATGGCATCGGTAACAGCGCAGTTTCATCACAATGGTTCAGCCGTCCGGATGACCAGAAGTTTTTGTCGCTGGATGATATGCTGGCACATAAGAAGCAGGATGCGCGGTCAATGAATAGCCGCATCGTCAATACGCACAAGATGCAGATTGTCGGCCAGCTTGATGAAGCCAACCCTAGCCGTGGTGATATCTTTGTTGAATACACTGACGAGCAGGGGCATGAGGCGTTCAACACGCCGACAAATTGGTCATTCGGGCAGCTTGCCCAGTTGGCCGGTGCGCCTGCCGGTTACCTTAAAGACCTGCCCGCACCTATTGCGGCGGACGCCCTGCAATGGGGTTTGCGTTATAACCGGTCAAAAGAACTGGTGAAGGCATACGGCCATGCTACCGAAGGCGGTGACCTGCGGGCGGCAACCGGTGCAGATTATGGCCGCATCTTTGATTATGAAATCATTGAGGCCGTGCAAAAGTTTGCTGACCCTGACCGCTGGAAGATTCCGGGCATGATGACCGGTATGCAAAATGGCCGTGCTATTTATGACCCGTTTGTTCCGGTGACTAAAGACACGACAACCCTGTTTGCCAGTGACCGCGATGTGTTCCTGTTTTTGGTAGATGACACGCATCCTATTGAAGTTGGCAAGCTGGCCAATGGTGACCCTGACCTAATGTTCCGCGGCTTTTATGCGTGGAACAGCGAGACCGGCAGTAAGACCGCAGGCATTGCGGCGATGTATCTGCGGGGGGTTTGCATGAACCGCAATCTTTGGGGCGTGGAAAACTTTCAGGAAATCAAAATCCGGCACACTAAGTTTGCCCCTGACCGGTTTGCATATGAGGCCGCGCCAGCCCTGCAATCATTCGCACATGGTGCAACCGCTAATTTCTTGGACGGGGTGACCGCCGCGCAGGATGCTATCGTTGCCCGCAGTGATGAAGACCGGTTAGAGTTTTTGACCAAACGGGCAGGGCTTAGCCAGCGCATGGCCAAGGCGGCCGCCGCCCGTCACATTGAAGAAGAAGACAAGCCGGTTCGGTCAGTCTGGGATGCGGCGCAGGCAATCACCGCGCTTGCCCGTGATATCCCGCATCAGGATGGCCGCATTGACCTAGAGCGCAAGGCGGGCGCATTGCTGGACAAGGTGGCCGCATAATCGGCCAGCACATAACACCGAAAAAGCCCCGCTATTGACGGGGCTTTTTTATTGCTCTATATATGGGAGAAATCTTATATAACTTTTTACGGGAGTTAAAACCATGCTCAAAACTACAGCAATTAGCACCGCCAAGAAAACCGCCGGATGCGCCGTTACATATCGAGCAGGTAATCAAGATAAATTCGGCACCTGCCCCGCGTCCTGCGAGTTGAACGCCAGCGGGCGGGGTTGTTCGGAATCTCAAATTGATTTTGAATATCTGGACGCTGTTCTAGATGCCAAGCCCCGCCGCGGTGAAAGCTTTACCTATTCACATTTTCACCCGTTATTCTGGGCGCATAAACTAAGCCCGAAAAAAACCGTTATCAATTACAGCGCGGCCAATCCCGCCGCCGCCGTGCTGGCCATGCAAGCCAGCCCCGCGCCGGTTGTGACCGTTGTCCCTGAAAACTATTTTGAAAATGGGAAGAACGCTGAATATGAGGGCGTCCGGTTTATCCGATGCCCTGCCGAATATAACAGCGCGGTGACCTGCAATAATTGCGGCGGGGATAAATCCCCGTTATGCGCCCGCCTTGACCGGTCTTTTGTCGTGACCTTTACAGCGCACGGGGCAGGCAAGCGCAAAGCCGGTACCAGTGAGCGCGGCGGATGTGATGCGGACGGGGGCAACGTC